GCAAGCCCAAGACCATTCCACTCATACATGTGTTTAACAAGTTCTTGCGCAAACTCAATAGGATCAAAAGCGGGATTACTGAAATCAAAAGGTTCACAAGACTTGGTTAAAATTGGATCGTTGGGCTTCACTAGATTCATTTTTATTTTCCTTCAAACTATAAGTTCCGTTTTCATTATCTTCCCAAAACAATTCAGTACCAGTTGTCCATCCCATTTGAGAAAGAAGGTCTGTTGGGAGAGGAAGCACTAACTCTCCTGTTTCTGGATCTTTTTCTACTTCAACTATCCATCTATTCATCGATTAACATAAGTCCTGTTTAGCATTGTGTGATTTTCATCAGTTGGACCCCAATCACCATCTGGGTGAAAAGCGATAATTTTCATTGTAGAGCCAGCTGTTCTAAAACGATGTAGTTCGTGTTCGTCAAGACAGAAGAATGTTCCTGGTAACAACTCGAGCGGTTCTGTTGTATCAGAAATACCAAACCCATCAATAACACAACCGATTCTAATACTAGGATGTGTGTGATATGACTGATTGATATTTTCTGGGAAGTGCAAATAATTTAAGCTCGGGTCGCCAAGACGAGGAGGGTAAACAATGAGAGTATCAGAGCAACCATCAATGTATGAAAGTTTCCCTGGAGCTTTAATGTTTTGTTTACCAACTATATTTTGACCGATAAAACCGAGCCTGAATACTGCGAAAACATCAGAACTGTAGCAATACAATCCAACATCTTCATTGTGAACAGGAATAGAAAAATATTGATGCTTTTCAAGATTATATTCTTCTTCACCAACAGTGATAGTTGTGTTACCAAAAGAATAACCAAACAACGTAGCCCAACCAATTTCCCTTGCTGGAATTACGTGAGCTGTTCTTGCCATAACAGCATAGGTTGGATACATTGTATCACGTTTGTCGATAATATCGACTATTCTTTGATCTTCTGGGTGAATAATCATTTTAGTTCCTTACATTGCTAATTTTTGTAAAATATCTTTTGTGATAGCTTCTACTTCTGCAAATTTGTCTTCTGAAAGCAAATTACCAACTTCGAAGTTCTTATATCGTATATATGCAAACATTTCAGCCGCATCTTCATATTTTAAATTAACAGATTCTACATAAGCTTCTACTGTTTCAAACTTAGAACATTCAAATTCAGCTTTAAGAAGATTTTTAATTTCGCCCGTGTTTTGATAATGATCAATTTCTCTCATCAATATTCTATTGTAAACATCTTGATGGGCGTCAGCTTTAATCAAGGTTCCTTTTAAAATAGTTATAGCATTTTCATATTTTTCAAGAAGAATAATCTTACTAGTCATTCTCTTCATTTTTGTCAAAGAATCTTCTGATACGTCAGATTCTTCTGGAAGAAAATATCTTTCATCTCTTGTTAAAGAATAGCTATACTTATAAAGGAGATCCCTAATAGACATGTGTTCAGGGAAATAACTTGTGTTATATACTTTCGCTCCAACTTTAACAGGAGTATAAGGTTTTCTAGTTCTTACAATTCTTACAATTTTATTGTTAAAAACATAGATGTAATAGTTTGCATCAAATTCATTTTCCATTAATAAACTCCATAGCTTCTTCGCTATCAATGTAATTTAAATTAGTATCTATAGCATCATAGAAACCTTTGTTAGACCACAATATCCTCAAGCTACCTTTCTTACCTTTAGAAAGATAATTTTCATATTTGGTGTGTTTAACAATAAATTTCTTAGCTTCGATTTTATATGTAGATAAATCGTTTTCAATTTTCTTATCTTGGTTGTCTAAACTCCAACGCTGCCATTCAGGGGTGTCGAAGAAATGGTGGATTTTGGGAAATGTTTCTTTTGGATTTTCCCATGTTTTATAAGATAGCAAACGATACTTAACATGCTGCCATTTGTTTGTAAAATTAAACCACCACACCCAATCGAAACAACTCTTAATAGGAAAAGGACAGGCAACAATAGTTTGGCGATAAACATCAATAAACTTCGAAGCTATTTCTTCACCAAAGACAGAATTATATACAACTGGCATGTGTGTTTCCCAGTTAGCATGTATTCCTGAATCACCGTGATATCTTACTACCTTTTTGATAACATCGCTACCGAAAATTTGATCACCATGTTCTCCTGTAATAACATGTCCTTTGCGACATGATTGTTCTACATGTTTATATGATGTAGAAATTCTTCCTTTGAATTTAGCAACTATCAAGTTCCACATTTCAGGAAACTCTCTTATGCTTTGGATAGAAGCTAAGATATGAACACGTTGTAGTTCTTCGTCAGACCAAGAAAGTATAAATGCTGTAACTGCAGTAGTGCTATCAACACCACCGCTATACATAATATAGATGTCGCCATTCAATTTCTTAAGTTCAATAGCTCTATCAATAGCCATCTCTTCATACGTTTTTGTATTCGTAGGAAGCTGACGAATTTCATAAATTGTTTCGCACCCGAGCGAGTAGTTGAAAGGATCTAGTCCTTGAACAACTCTATTGACAGATTGTGTATATGGGTACTGCCGTGGACACCAAGGAAGTAGTTGTAGCTCTTTATTGTCGAATGGTTTGGTATACAGCAGTAATCCCATTATGCAACCTTACTGAAGTTTTTATGTTTCTCAAATTTGATTACGTTAGTAAACTTGTCATACAGTTGATCTGTCTTATGACTAATAATAAACGTATTAGTGTCAATTGTCAAGTTATTTAGTATTTTGAGGAACTCTTCTGTGCCATTAGAGTCCATCGAAGAATCCATCACTTCATCCATAATGAGAAGATTAGTACTAACGCTGTTACGTAACTTAGCGACAGCCCTCCAAGTAAAAAGTATAGCAAGATTAATACGCATCTTTTCACCCTCAGAGAACGACGCATAACTGAATTCGTCTCTGAATCTCGACTTAATTGTTTCATTGAATTCCTCATCGAGTTCAAACTGAACAAAGAAATCCATAGCAGAAAGGTACTTGTTAATAAGTTTATTAATAACTGGGACATATTGTTTGATGATCCTTGCCTTGATACCACCATCTTTTAGTAACATTGAAGCAGCAGAAAGAATTTGCCTTTCTTCTACCAATTCATTATAACGCTTTTCGTGATCGTTAAGTTCTTTCTCAAGCTCGGCGATCTTAATATCTTCATCAGCTTCCTGCTGAATGTTGATGCTGTTAATTTCTTTTTCAAGTTGATCGCGATACTTAATCAACGAATCAATGTTAGACTTGATCTTAAATTGATCCATAGTGAGGTCGTTAAGTTGTTTTTGATAATTAATAGCTTCTTGAAGAGATCGATCAGCAACGTTGTATTGCTCTAACAGTTGTTCAAGACCTTCATCAATAGTATTGATCTCTGACATCTTATCTTGAACAGTACTATCTTTAAACTGAGGATCAATCAGTTGCTTGCAAGTAGGACAGTTGTCGTGATCGTTGAAGAATTCAATATCTTTTGATATGATAGCACGTTTCGCTTCGATAGCATGACGAAGATTAGATAGTTTCTTAATCTTAGCTTCTAACTGATCTTTATCAGAACATTCCTCTTTAAGGAAAGTAACCTCCTCGTCAAGATTACAGTACCTAACATGTAACTCACTAATCTTGAAGCTAGTATCTTCAATCAATTCATACTTCTGCTTAACAATCTTTTCATTATTGTTTTGCACTTCAAGCATGTGCTTTTTAACAAGCTCGATCTTTTCTGTGATGAATTTTTGTTCTGCATTAGCCTGAATAACACTATCATTATTATCAGCAATCTTATCTTTAAGCAGTGAATTCATAGTTGTAAAGATCTGCAGGTCTAGCAGGTCTTCAATAATTTCTCGACGTTGACCACCAGGAAGTTGCATGAAAGGCATGAACGTAGCAGAACCAAGAACAACAACCTGACAGAAAGACTTATGATTGATCTTAAGAATTTGCTTCTCAAGAATTTCTTGATAGTCTTTCATCTCAGCTGATTGATTTAACATCGTACCGTTTTGATAAACTTCAAAAATAGCTGGCTTCAATCCAAGAATAATTTTGTATTGATTGACACCGATGTTAAACTCTACTTCAACAACAAGATCTTTACGTGTGATTGTATTGACAAGTTGTGGCTTGTTGATCTTTCGGAACGGTTTACCAAACAATGCAAAAGACAAAGCGTCAAGAATAGTTGACTTACCAGCTCCATTCTCACCGACAATTAGTGTATTGTTTGTTTTGTTAAGTTCGATTTCTGTGAAGATATTACCTGTCGAAAGTAAATTCTTCCAACGTAATTTTTTAAATAAAATCAATTTTTCTCACCTATCAATTCAACATCAGCATATGTTTCTATCCAAAGTTTAGCGCCACAAGGTCTTGGCTTTTCTGGTCTATAAATCATATGCGATGGACCATTAATTTGCACTTCCATACAATATTTAACCTTGCCATCTTTTTCAACACGACACACTGGTTCGTCTTTACCATGTTTTGCATTTTGTTGAATGATGTTACGGTTAATGTGTATGATAGTCGGTTTACTCAATAGTCAACGCCTCGTTATAAAGATCAGTAATCGTTTGTTCAAGTTTAACTTTGTTAATGTTAGGAGAGTTAACTTGATCGATGTATCTCTTAAAAATACTTAGCGTAGACTCAGCTTCGTTGACAATATCTTCATCTTCTTCAAGTGCAAGATTAAGATGATCTTCAACGATTTGCATTTCAATAGGACCAGCAGCTTCTATCTTTTCAATAAAGCTATCGAACCAATAAGGATTAGTTTTATTTTGAACAATCACTTTGATAATTTTGCCAGCGTATGAAGAAAGATCGATATCGAGAACTTCGTGCATCATCTTATCTGT